AACATACCGCCCATAGCTTGTCTTTGAGCCGAAACAGTAGGATCATATTGCCCTGCTTGGCCTAAAAAGTTCTGTGCTTGACCGTAAGCTTGCCCACCTATCTGCCCTGCCATTGGGTTGTACTGTCCACCTAAGTTGCCCGCTAGTTGGCCCGCACCGCCCATTAGTTGTTGTTGCATGGCCTGCTGTTCAGGTGACAGATTAAGATCAAACCCTCCCTGCGTGTTAGTAGCTACGTTAGCTAAACCACTGGTGACAGCATACGGTTGAAACGTAGTGTCAGCGCGGGCTTGGTCTGCCAGAGCGCCAGTGCCTGCTTGTATGTTCTTCCCAAGTTCTTGAGCGCCTTCAATGTTCTTTGTGCCTAAAGCGTAGCCACCCGCAGCGCCTAGTATGTCACCTAGTCCACCACCTGTTAAAAAATCTTCAACCATACCCATTAGTATGCTCCTCCAGTTATTGTATCAGCCGTTAGAGTACCTGATATGTTTACAGTGACGGCTGTAGTAGTCCCTGTTAAGGCAGCGTTAGCAGCGTTAGCTTTAGTAGCACTGGCTGTCGCTATGTTATTAAACTCTGTGTCAATCTCTGTTCCCTTGACAATCTTAGCTGCGTTACCGGAAGCAAGAGCATCTTTAGTGGCAAAGTTAGTAGTCTTTGTATAGTTGGACATTAGATGAGTCTCCCTAGTATAGCATGTATGTCAATTTTTTGAATAGAAAAAGAAGTGTCGTTGATCTCAGTTTCAAGGCCAATAGTTACTACCTCACCGTTGCCGCTAGTGTTAACCTTTGGTGTGTTAATAATGGCAGTGGCTGTGTATTCCGCAGTTGTGTTGTACTCAGACACTCCATACTCTCCTGCGTTGACTGAGCCAGTTAAAGTAAACACCTGCTTAGTAAAGTTAGTGGAGTAGTCGTAACCCCAGTTTAAAGTAGATTTAGTGTTCTGACCACCAATGATAGTAATGTTGAACTTCTTTAGGAACTTTAAGTTAGAAGCGTTGCCAAAGTCCATAGGGTTACTGAAGTAACGCATCTGGTAGTTAGCTGTTCCGTCTAGGTAGCCTGCGTACTTGACAACACCTGAAGAAAGACCAAAGTATATGTCACCTGCTTCAGTTGTAGTAAGAGCTAGTGGATGTAGACCTGACCAAGTAGTAACTCTTTGTGATCCATCCTGTAAAGGCGAACGCATGTCAAAGCAATACGTTGTGTCACTGTCAGGCAGAGTCAACAAGTAGAATGCTTCATCAGCACTGTACACAGACTTAATAGGATTGGTTTGTAAAGGCACAAGAGAGGTAAGATCACTACGGACGTTCTTGCTTATGTCCCGCATGGGCATAGACTTCTCTTGGATAGTCCTGCCAAAGCTACGAACACCTGAGTCAGATAGGAACAAGATGTCAGTACCTGTGTGCTGCACTGAGTCTCTTGCTATACAACCAACACCCTCTACTGTATCTGCTAATGTCATGTTAGCAGGTGAAGAAGCACCTGAGTACACAAGGATAGACTTCTTGCCAAAGATAACTAAGAAGTTGTTGTGTGCAGCTAGAGCCACTACTTCGTCATTACCCGTAGGCCATACAGTTGTTAGGTTAAGATTGCCTGTAGCACCGCCTGTCCACTTTGTGCCGTCAAGAGTATCACTCCAGTACACAGTGTGCTTGTTGCCTACAATGTCCGTAACCCACAGCTTACCAAAGGCAGCTAGTACTTCGTTGCCCTGCGGTACTGTGCCTGAGTATCCTGTGTGAGCAGTGATAACTTCCATTACAAAGGAACCTGAATCGTCTGTAGCAATTAACGGGACATGCCCAGACTGAAACATATACAGGTGGTTGTTAAAGGTTGCACACTTCCAATTGTTAGCTGACGGTGAATAGCCACTAGGTGTAATATCAACCAGTGTGCCTGTGCCTTTGAATATCTTGTTGTTGCCCGCAGAGATAACAACCTTGCTACCGCTAGTGTCCACAAACTCAAAGACTGTTTCTATGCCACGGCTACTACCTAGCACAGCAGCACCGTTGGAAGACACAGCTTCCCATCCTTTACGCGCACCTATGCGGCCTAGCTTGTCTATAACACAGTTGTCAGCAACAGAGGCAAACGAGGGATCACCACCTATGGGAGACTCCTGCGTGTTAAGCCCCATAAATCCAGGCGCTGCTACTGTAATGTTCTGTAGTTGTTGAGCCATTTAAGAATACCAGATAGTTTCTTCGGGATGTTGGGCAGCGTCAAAGGCTATAGCGTCTGCTAGAGTCCTATCAGCAAGAGCAAACAGTTCAGCAGCACTTGTGCCACCTGTCTCACCACGCTCTCTAGCACCCAATGCAGTGGCTAGTTGAACGACAGGAGAGGAAGGTATAAGCATGTTGTCTGTGTCTACAGTGAAGTCATCAGTACGTAGGACAGCGTTAAAGCGTACCTGATACACACCGTCAGGCTTTGGATACAAGTCAACACCGTTGTCTCCGTTAGCGTCCACACCGTTAAAGCTGTAGAACTGTGGAGTACCTGTAGGTGCATCGTTGATGAGGAAAGCGTTGTTCATCCAGTGTGATGTACGGTACTGCAAAAAGAAGTTAGAGGTGTCGTTAGCAACATCCAGTATCTTCATACGGTTGCCAGAGCCAACCAGTGTGTAGTTAAAAGCTGTATCATCTGTGCTGACAGTTAGCGTGTCACGTAAGGCTGTCCAATCGTAGGCATCCTCAACAGTTCTTTTAGAGTCGTTAACAAACTCACCTATAAGTTTAGAGTAGCTGTTCTGAGAGACTGACGTAACTTCGTCTTCCCTCAGTCTGCGTAGTACGCTGTTAACTAGCTGTAAGTATGTCATTAGTATTTATACCTTTTGAGCAGTTCAGGGTCTGTCAACATACCTAGTCGTGGTCTGTTTACGGGCTGTAGCTGTCGTTGTTGTTGTTGAAATGTTTGTAAAGGTTGTCCCGCCCTTACTATCTGCTGTGTATCTCTAGCCTGTGTGTTCATCTGGAACAACTCTTTAAAGAATAAATCGTCAGTGGTTCGCTGTGGACTCAGCATGCCGCTAGAGCCTATGCCTACACCAGAGCCATCTCCATCGCCATCACCGTCACCAGAACCATCGCCAGAGCCGTCACCGTCACCAGAACCGTCTCCAGTGCCTGTACCATCTCCAGAACCGTCTCCAGTGCCTGTGCCATCTCCACCGCCTGTGCTATCTCCTGGTTCTCCGCCATCTCCAGAGCCTCCGCCAGTGCCGTCACCTGCGCCAGTACCACCACCAGTGTCTCCACCGCCTGCTCCAGTGCCAGTAGTGTCTCCAGTTCCAACAGTGTCTCCAGTACCTGTGCCAGTGCCTGTGCCATCACCAGTAGCAGTGCCTGTGTCTGCTGTGCCTGTGTCTGGGTCTGTAACTTCTACAACTTCTATAGGGGTAGTTACAGGGTCTACAGTAGTGTCGTCTAAAAGATCACCTATAGTAGTAAAATCTACTGGAGCTTCTTCATCTAAAATAGGCGTTGTAGGATCATAAGGAACTGAAGTACTATCTCCCGTTCCTTCTGAAGGAGCTGTTGGGTATGTTCCTTTTGCCGTTCCTCCGCTAATACCATCGCCATCTTTATATACACGACCTGTGGCATTATAATCATCTATTGTAGTTTGATTAGGATCAAATGTACTCCAAACATTAGTGTCAGGATTTAAAGGATTCGGGCCTCTGTTTGTCCAGACAACTCCCCTATCATCAGTAAATACAGCGCCTATGTCGTCAGGAGAACCACTGTCGACAGAAGCAGTTCCTCCGTTAACATCTCCACCATCTCCTGTAACATCTGGTGGAGTAGTCTCTACAGGTGGTGGAGTAGTCTCTACAGGAGGAGTAGCACCAGAGTCGCCACCAACATCGCCACCAGTACCAGTACCACCTGTTTCTGCACCACCGCCCGCACCACCATCGTCAGCATCTTCAGTAGGTGGAGGAGGTATTACAGGTGGAGTTATTGGCCCTGCGTCTATAGGAGGAGGCTTGGCTACAGGTTCAGTTTCTATCTTGTCAGAAAGATCAATAGCAGCTTGAATAGCATCAGCTTTAGCTTTGTCTTCTTCGTCTTGAGCAGTTTGATACTCATCGTATGTACTATCAGTTTGATACGCTAAGTTTGCAGCGTCTAACGCAGACATATCTGTAAGAAAGTTAGAAGTTGGCGGTGAAAAACTACCTGTCACATCAAATAGACCCTCAGGAGTAGGAGGAGTAGTAGGTTTAAAACCGCCTTTAAATGCTCCTGTGTTGCCTTGGCCGTAGTTGTATCCTGCCATAGCCATAGATGCCCAGTCGTTTAAGTGTAGCGTTTCGCCTGTTAGCCCCCTACCTGCTGCAATAACACCTTCTGAAATACCGTTTGTGGCAACGGCAGCAACAGTCCTAAGTAGAGGGTTATTTAACAGTTGATTCATGCCAGAAACGCTTGTGTCTAAATACGTTGTTGAATACGTACCTACTGGCCCTTGTTCCAACCACTCTCCGTCATTCACACGCCCGTGTAAGAAGTTATTGGTGCGGCCACCAAACTCTGCTTTTACCCCTTCATTGCCGCCTGTTAAGTAGTAAGTTACCCCATCCCTCACTTGAGTCAGCGGTATGTTGTTTTCTTCAACATAATTTTTAAAGTCAGATGTATAATCTTTGTAAATATTTTGAGTAGCCGTACCCCATCTCTGATTCTCTACCATTTCAGGGGTAGCCATTGCTATCTGATCCCAGTCGTTAGGGTCGTAGGAGCCTGCACCAAGGTCTTCTCTTGCTGTCATTCTTGTATTCTGTAGCCCAGAAAGAAAATCAAAGGCTTCTTCTTCTGTGGGTGTAGAGGCTGTAGGAGCAAAAGGATCAGGCTCGTCAAAGGAGCTACCTAAAGAAGCAAACTGTTCAGGATCCCATCCACCTCTAAACATCACTTATCCCTCGCTACTGATTTTGTCTTTTCCACTGTACGCATAGCACCTAGTCCTAACATGCCCATCAGTACAGTTGTAAGCAAGGAGCTATCAACAGGAGGTACTGTAAACCAGATGCCTAGGATTGGTGAGAGGATAGTAGAGTAGAGTAAAGACAGTCCACATATCCAACCTATGGCAGGTCTCCAACCACTGACAAACAAAGACTTATGTGCTGCTTCTACCTTGTTGACTTCTAGTTGACCTTTGGCTAGTTCTTGAGCATGCTTCTCTGCCATAGTCGCTAGTTCAAAGGCAATGGCATTCTTTTGATCTTTATCTTCTATAAACTTATCTAAAAGTCCTGTCACTGGGCCAATCAAACTAGTTAAAATACTCAT